GCACAGCAGTTACATTGGTGCTTAGGTCTATCAGCGGCCAAGTCGACGGATCAGATGGGTCTGCGTCTGTCCCGTTGGCGTCCCGTAGAGTGATGGTGATCACTGGGTAATTGTCACCCTGTACGTGCTTGATCGTGTTTCCCATTAAATTACCCTATTGTACCGTTGTGACATGTCGCCCAGCCCGCGAAACTTCACGCGCTGTTGCTCCGTTGTTGATTTGCGCAGAGCCGCGGCGATGGCCTTGTTGAACTGCCTTCGACGTAGCTCAGCGGCGTTGTAATCTGTCCAAGCCTTCCCAGGAACGTTCAGCAGCTTCATCGCAGCGCCGTTCCCGATTGCCTCAGCCCACTCGTCGTACACAATGTCGATCACCTCGAACGCGTCCTGGTTGGGCGCGAGGACAACCTGACATTTCACCCCATCCTGAAGTGCTATTGTAGGCTTGGGGTAAACAAACAGTGTTCTCCGGTCAGACTGAATGCCCCAGCGCCAGAAGTCAGAGTTCTTACTCACCTGCTCGCGCCAGTTGGGGCTCTCCAAATCCAGATCCTGCTCGGTGCGCTTGAATCGCGTACGATCAGCGTACTTCACTGGGTTAGTGCTGTTCTCTATAATGCGACCCAGGTAGCCAACGTCCTGGATAAACGAATTCTCTGGGATCCCTATCTGGTACTCACTCTGGTTCGCACCTAGGCTGAAGATCTTAATTTCTTTCCAGATGTGTGTGCGCTTAATGAAGTCACGGCACGCGTCGATGATGGCTTTACGTACAAACGGAAGCCCCACATCTGGTACGTCCAGCCTCACCTCGTTAAAGAAATCGTCTATAGGCCTCATGCACCCTCCTTCAGTTTGTCTTGCGCTGCCTGCAGAGCCTCAAGCTTCATGCCGATCATGCCGGCTGCGTTAGTCAGGTGACGTTGTGATTGCGCGAACGAGGCAACGCTGGTGTTCTTATTGTACGCCTCGTAGAACATGTATTCCTTCACGAAGGGCTCGTAAGTTTGGTCGAGAATGACCACGCACTTTGACGTGATGGTTCCCGTGGCTGTATCAACCGGGTCAGCAAGCATCGTGTAGTCGTACCCGTTAACCGTAATGTTCGAGATCACGAACGTGCCGTTGTAGTCATCCTCGGCGGCTCCGGTGATAAGCACAGAAGCGCCAGCAGATAATGCATGAGCTGTGTGTACAACGGTCGCTACGAGACCCGTACTAGTGATCGTGACGGTGGCCGCCGCCTGGTTAGCCGCCGTTACCTTGATCGGGTGTGAGGCAGTGTTCATCTCTACAAAGACGGCGGTGGATACGTGTGTTCTAGGGAAGACGTAGAATTCGGTGAGGCTCTTTTTGGGGTCGTAGGCGTAGTGTTCGATGAAGGTCTTGCCAAGACCTTTGTGGTAATGCTGGTTGAACATATCAAGCTGCCATCGTTCCACAGACGTAATAATCTTACCTTCGGTCGCCCCGTCGGCACCCATGTTGCGTGGCATGTCGAGCAACATGTAGTCGCCCGTTGGGATGGCTTGTCTTGTGGAGTTAGCGGCGAGCTGAACCGACGCGATGAGGGAGAACGCAAATGGTCGGACACCGATCAGGATATAGAACGAGTTGTTCATATATTCGGAGCATTCAACGTCCGACCACGTAGCACCTGTGGTGTCGCGCAGGTGTCTCTGTACATCATCGATTAAGTCATTGGGGATGACAGCCATTGGTTAGACCGAGGACTTGAAGTCTTTGTAGGCCTGCTTAGCCATACTCAGCTTAGCTTCCCACCCCGAGACGTCCTTCTTAAGCTGTTCCTGGCGTTCTCCATATGCGACGGTGTGTGCTTCAAGGATAGAATCTAGTTCAGACATTTTCGCTTTGTGCGCGATGGTCTTGTTCTCCAGATCCTGCTCCATTTTGCCGACCTTCACATCCAGGTCTAACGCCAGAGTCTCGACGCCTGCCTTTAAAGCATTGGTCTTAGTCTCGTGAATCTCCTCGAACCTCTCCATGTCGGCGGTCATCTCGTTCCACTTAGCGTTGGTGGCTTCCTTAGCATCGTCGTACTCCTGAACCATCTTATGCAGGTTTGCACGAGCTTCGTCGCGCTCACTATTGAGTCGACCGACCTCGGCCTCCAAGTCGGGAAGATGCTCCATCGCCTCAAGCATGAGGTTCATGGTGTTGAACTCGGCCCGACGCTCCCGTACGATCTTCTGCAAGGCACCCTTTAGTTGTGATAATTCTGACATGTTTGTCTCCTAATCCTGTGTAAAGCCGAGTTTGAACTTCAGGTCGGTAGCACCCGCGTACGTCGGCGTGGTTGCCGAACGCAGGATACCAGCGACCCACAAGCTTGTGCTGTCGGGATCGAGCGCTATCTGCTGCGCCAAACCTTCCAGTGCGTAGTACTTATTGTCGGTGAGGTCGATGGGAACGATGACCGTTACATCCGTGCCGTCGAAATCAACAACAGTAGCAATCTCCTGTGACTCTGCATCCGTCAGAGCGCCGAACGTAACGTTGAACGCATCGATGACGACGTTGGTCCTGAAGAAGATGAGCTGGATCTGCGTATCCGCCTCGTCATCCACGTCAACCAGATGGATCGAGTTGAGGGACACGTTAGCGCCCTTAACGCGGCCAACGTTCTTGATCTCAGTTGTAATGAAGAGAACGTCGTTCTGCGCATATACGTTGCCAAAATCGAGCGCTGGCTCGAAGTCGATTGATTTGAGTAAGCCCGTTCCGCTTGCCATTTACTTAACCTCGCCTTTAACTATGTTTCTGTGTTTAAATGATGTGCCGTGAATACTCCACAGCCCTCTGATCTTCCTCTTAACTGCCGCAACGACAATCGCCACCCCGGTACTCCAGTAGTTGGGATGGTAATACTTCGCGCTGTAGTACTTCTCATGGAAGTAAGCCATTAGTCGCCGTCCAGTGTGACCGACGTTCGACCGTCAGACGTTGTGCTGGCGTCGATGCGATCCTTACTGTTAGCCTGGTCTCGGTACTTCGGCGTGTCGGCGTCGTGCCCGGACGATAGACCTGCCAGTGCTGACAGGAAGATACGCATAAACCAGGAGTGATCTTTTCCACCCTCGATGGACTTAAGCTCGGTGTGAATCTCTGTGAGCTTGGTGTCCTGCCCCGCACTGAGCCCGGATCCTGACGATATCTGGATCAGACCGGCAGAGTTCTGCGAGATGATCTGCACCTGGTTCTGCACCAGGATGCCGCTCTCCACGTCGAAGATGTTGTTGTTCGATCCCGCAAGCCTCACAGTGTACTGAGCGTCGGGTGTGAACTGCACGGAGTAACCGTTGATGATCTCAATGGTGCGTGCGAAGGTCGTTCCCGCCACCGTTACAGTGGTGTTGTGCAGGATCGGGTCTATGAACGCGATGCCCACTTCACTCGCCATAAGGGCGTTGATTGGTTGGCGGAAGACGGTCTCCGTGTCCAGCTCATACAGCGACCCACCAATCAGTGTTAGGTCAGCTTGCGGTACACTTATGACCTTCGTCGGCCAGTCGATTGTTATTGCCATTTGCCCTCAGCTCTTTGACCTCTTTATTTAACCTGGCTATCGTCGCATGATAAGCCTGTTTGTTTTCGTTCATCTTTGTGACCTCGGTCTGAAGCATCATGTTGTTCTGCTCGACCGACTGGGTCATAGACGCCACCTGTTTGTCTTTCTGTAAGCACACTGCTAGTAATTTGTCGCGCTCCCCCTGTATGAGCATGGCCGCGTGATTCATACTGCTCGCTAGCTTCTGAAGATATTTGATCCTGTGCGCGTCGTCCCAATACTCTCCGTCCGCTCCAGGCATCTCCCCATTAAAAATATGACCCCACTTGATCTTTGGCGGGTTAACCACCTCATTTTCAAGTTTGTGAAACCCCTTTGCTATAAAATCTGATTCCTTCATATTACCCCCCCTAATCGTCTGGAACAAGTCTAGCGTTAATTTGCGTAGCGGCAATGTTCGACACTACGGTACCTTCCAGCTCGAAGGTCTTAAACTTCGCGCCGGTAGTTGATTTTCTTATCTGCCCTTCACAAGGCTGCACCAGCGTCCACGTACGAGTAAATGTGATGTCCCCGTTAACGTCCGTCAACCCTTCTATCAGAACTCCCCTCAGGACCATCGTACCGGTGTAGCTCGTGGAACCGGAGTCAGTTGTCACATAGGTGAATGTGGACGCTCCCGTAACCGTGATCGCATGCGTCCCCGCGTTGTCCTCGGTCTTATCCGTGATGCCAGTGATCTTCACCTTCTCACCGGAGGCCATCGTATGTGCGCTGCCGGTCGTCACTGTGGCTACTGTCCCTGCTCTGGCGATAGTGGTGATCGACAG